ATCGATGCGGTCGTATGGGCTCTTCAGCACGCCGACGATGATCGGACTCGAGAGGCGTTCCCTCCGTTCCGGGGCTTCTCCGCCCGCGTTCTGGCGACGGTCACACGGCGCATCTGGTTCAAGAACACATTCGCCCCGTCGATCGCCGAGCTTCTCGCCACAGCGCGGGAAGTGCGCGCGGAATACTGGTGCGCGACGGGCGCCACAAACCGGCTGCTGGCGCTGCGGCGCAATGCTGAAGCTGTCATCGCCGCCTTGCCGCCTCCGCCATCGTCCTTGGAGGGCGATCCCGAAGACATCCCGTTCTGAGCAAGTGGGTCCTTCCCCCCGTCGCGGGGGCGCGGGGCCGAGAACCCCGAAGCTTTTCTCGCGAATGAAATTTCCAAGGGCGGGCCGTCCCGGTCCGAAAAGGTGAAAAAATGGCCTCAAGAGTTTCCACCCTCACGGTTCGCTTGATTGACGACGTGACCCGGCCGGCGCGCAGCGTCGCGCAGGCGCTGAAGGACGCCGAGCGCGCCGCGAAGGATGTCGCGAAGGGAATGGCGGGAACCGGCGCGACGCCGCGTCTCGTCAGCGATCTTCAGAAGATCAAGGCGACCAGGGCCGACATCGCGACCGTCGCCGACGCCTGGAACGCCTATCGCAAGAGCGCCGGCCTGGCCGGGGATGCGACGAAGTGGACACGGGCGCAGGTCGCCGATGTTCGCAGTTGGGAGCGCCAGACGGTCGGCGAGCTGCGCGCCGTCAAGCGCGAGCAGGAGGCTTTCAATCGCGGAGTTGCCCGCGCAGCGGCAAACGCCCCGTCGACGCGTCCGCGCCTGGGTCCGATGCTCGCGGGTCTTGGCGCCGGCTATCAGGCAACCCGCGCCGGCGGCGCAGCCTGGAAACAAGGTTCGGAGGTTGGTCACGAGCGCGCGCGCATGCACGCCTCGGGCATGTCGCCTGCGGAAATCGAAGAGGCGCAAACCCGCGCCTTCGAACTTTCAAAGCAGGTCCGGCTCGTCAACGTCGGCGAGGCGATGCACACGATCCGCAACATTCGATCTGTCGTGGGCGACATGCACGAAGCTCTCGAGGTCGCCGGCCCGATCATGAAAATGCGCGCCACGGTGCAGGCGACGCATCCGCATGCCGCCGTCGCCGAAGATTTCGATCAGCTCATCAAGGGCATGGAAATCAAGGGCGTCACCCAGGACATGGGGAAGTTCAATCATTACATCGAAGGAATGACCAAAGCGCTGAACGTGTTCGGCGATACGCTCAAGCCCTTCCAATATTACGAGATGTTCAAATACGGCCGGCAGGCGACGAGCCGCCTTTCCGATGATTTCATGCTCTCCATCGCGCCGACGCTGGCGCAGGAACTGGGCGGATCGTCAACCGGCAACGCGCTGTCGGGCTTCAATTCGACGATCGTCGGCGGGCGCATGAAAAACGTCGCGATGCAGGCGTTCAACGAACTCGGCCTTGTCGACATGAGCAAGGTCATCAAGACGAAGACGGATTCGATCAAGGGCATCAAGCCGGGCGGTATGAAGGAGACCGGCCTTGCGGCGACGAACCCTTATGAGTGGGTCCAGAAGGTTCTTCGCCCGGCGATGGAAGCCAAGGGCATGACTCCCGAGCAAATGAACGACATGTTGCCGCGCCTCTTCGGCGATCGCGTCGTTTCGCAATTGGTCGGCATTCTGCTCAACCAGCAAGGGCGCATCGAAAAAGACAAACGCATGGTCGATGGCGCGAAGGGAACCGACGCGCTCGACAACTATCTGAAGAACGATCCGCAAGCCGGGCTCAAGGCGCTTCAGGAATCGACCAACACGCTTCTCTCGACGCTCACCTCGCCGCTGATGCCGGCTGCCTCGCAGGGTATGTCGATGCTCGCCAGCGGCATTACGTCCTTGACCGGGGTTCTTCAGAATAATCCCGGCGTCGCGGAACTGACCGCTCTGACGGCGGGCGTCGCCGGGCTTGGCGCGGCGGCGGGCGGCGCGAAACTCGTGAAGGACGTGCTCACCGGCGGCGGCGCCTCCGTCGCTTTGAATGGGTCGGCGGCGGCGCTCAACGTCTCGGCGGAAGCGCTGACCGCCGCCGCCGCGCGGCTGGGCGCGCCGGGCGTTCCCGGCCCGTTGACGGGCCCGGGCGGCGCCGCCCCGGGCGCGGCCACCGGCGCGGCGGCGGGCGGCGTTCTGGCCCGGATGCTGTCGGGTCTGCCGACCCTTGCGGGCGTCGCCGCGACGGGCGCGGCGCTCGGCGCGGGCATCAATTACATGGGCGGCAACATTCTCGATATCGGCCTCACGCCCGAGCAAGCAACGGAAAAAGGCCGCAAGCGCCGCTCGCTCGAATATTCCCACAATCCCGGCGGCTCCAGCCGGGAACAGGATGACCGCCTCAAGAAGCTGCTAAGGGGCGACGGCGGATCGACGACGCCGAAGGTCGACACTTCGGCTCTCGACGGCTTCGTCACCAAAGCCGACGACGCCAAGGGAAAGCTCGACGGCCTGAACGCGACCGTGAAGCCGAACGTCGACTCTTCCAGCGTGCAGGAGGCGAAGCAGGAATTTGTCGAACTGGAAGCCCTCATGAAGCGCGTCGGATCGATGATCGCCAGCGTCGGCGCGCGGGCGCAGAAAGCGGCCGCAGATGTCCGGCGGTCCTACGCCGACATCGGCATTTCGGAGTGAGGACGCGGAAATGACAAAACCGGAACCGGACAAAGAATCGCCCTTCGCCGAAGTCCTGCGCGATCTGGTCGAGCGCCATGCCGCCCTTGTCGTCGCCGTGTCCAGCATCGTCGCCCGCCTTCACGAAACAGGCGCGGGCGACCTCCGCAAGGCCTGCATCGACGGAATGCGAGAACATGGAATCGTCACGCCTCCGCAGATCGCGACGCTCGACGCCATCTTCGGCGAAGGCGACCCGCCGGAAACAACCGCGCGGCGGCTGAACTGAAGGACGGTCATGGTCGAGAAAATCGCAGGTCGCGCGCTCGCGCAATTGATCGGGGTCCATGAACGGACGATCCGCGACCTCGCCGACGCTGGCCACGTCGTCAAGCTCGGCAAGGCGACCTACGATCGGGACGCATCGATCCTCGCCTATTGCACGCACCTGCGCGAGACGGCCGCAGGGCGCGGCGGCGCGATCGGCGTCGCGACCCTGACCGCCGAGCGCGCGCGCCTGGCGCGCGAACAGGCCGACTCCGCCGCGCTCAAAAATGCAGCGCTGCGCGGGGATACGATCGCGGCGGCCGACGTCAAAGCGAAATGGGTGGCGATCCTGACGGCGATCCGCTCGCGCATCCTCTCGGTCCCGAGTCGGGTCCGCATGCGCGCGCCCCACCTCACCCGCGCCGAAATCGAAATCGTCGACGCCGAACTTCGCGACGCGTTGGAGGAGGCCGCGCATGGATAGGCTGGCAGTGACGGCGCGGGAGGCGCTGGCGGCCCTTCGGCCGCCGCCGCGCCTTCCGCTCTCGAAATGGATCGAAGCCAGCCTACGGCTTCCGCAAGGGGTTTCCGCGCAGCCCGGCAGGGTCCGCCTCTGGCCGTATCAGCGCGAAATCGCCGACGCGATTTCCGATCCGGCTGTCGAGCGCGTCACGCTCGTCAAAAGCGCGCGCCTCGGCTTCACGACGCTGCTGACCGGCGCGCTCGGGCATTTCGCCGCGAATGAACCCTCGCCGGTCCTGGCGCTGCTGCCGACCGAGGCCGACGCGCGCGATTACATGGTTTCGGATATCGAACCGATCTTCGAGGCCTCGCCCGCGCTCGCCGGCTTGCTCGAAGCCGACGCGGCCGAAGCCGGGCGGAACACGCTTCTTTCGCGCCGCTTCCCCGGCGGGTCGCTGAAGATCGTCGCGGCCAAGTCGCCGCGCAACCTGCGCCGCCATAATGCGCGCATCGTCCTTGTCGACGAAGCCGACGCGATGGAGCCCGGCGCCGAGGGCTCGCCGATCGCGCTGGCCGAAAAGCGGACGCTGGCCTTCCCCGACCGCAAGATCGTCGTCGGCTCAACGCCGCTGCACGTCGAAACGTCGAATGTCCTGCGGTCCTATCAGGCGAGCGATCGCAGGATCTTCGAGGTTCCATGCCCGGCCTGCGGCGCCTTCGCCTTCCTGCAATGGCGGCATATCGAATGGGAGGCCGGCCGGCCGGAAACGGCGGCCTACCGTTGCGAGCACTGCGCGGAGCTCGTTCCCGAGCGGCACAAGATGGCGATGCTCGCCGCCGGCCGCTGGCGCGCCCAGGCGCCCGATGTGCGCGGCCATGCCGGGTTCTGGATCAACGCGCTCGTCTCGCCGCTGGCGAACGCCTCATGGGCGAAGCTCGCCGAGGAATTCCTGCGCGCGAAGGACGACCCGGACCTGTTGCAGCCCTTCGTCAACACCGTCCTTGCCGAGGGCTGGAGCGACGCCGAGGAACAGGCCGACGAACTGGCGTTGCAACAGCGCGTCGAGCCGATCGGGCTCGACCGCATTCCGCCCGAGGTTCTGGCGCTGACGCTCGGCGTCGACGTTCAGGACGATCGCCTTGAGGCGACATTCATCGGCTGGACGCGCGCCGAGGCGGTTATCCTCGGGCATAGCGTCATCTGGGGTTCGCCCGACGACGATTCGACCTGGGCGGAGCTCGAGGAGCTGTTGCGCGGCCGCTGGCCTCACCCGCTCGGCGGCAAGCTGAAGATCGACGCCGCCGCCATCGATTCGGGCGATGGCGACTGGACCGATCGGGTCTATGCCTTCTGCTTCCCGCGCCTGGCGCGCCGCGTTCTCGCCGTCAAAGGCGTCTTCGGCAACCGGCCGGGTTTGCAGGCCTCGAAGTCGAAGGTGAAGGGCGGGCGCCTGTTCCTCGCCGGTGTCGATGGCCTCAAGACGACGATCTACAACCGCCTTGCGCGCGGCCGATCGATCCGCTTTTCGGACAGCCTCGAACCCGTCTGGTTCGAACAGCTTTGCAGCGAACGCAAGGTGCTGCGCTATGTCCGGGGGCAACCCGTCCGCCGCTTCGAGCGCAAGCCCGGCGCGCAGGCGGAGGCGCTGGATTGCACGGTCTACGCCTTCGCCGCCCGGCAAATCCTCACCCTGAATTGGGACGCTCGCGAAGCCGAGCTGAAAAGCGAAGCGCCGGCGAAGCCGCCGGCGCGCGTGATTCGGTCGAGCTGGATGGAAAGGTGAGCATCAAACCTTGCACTGAAACGTCGAACCGGGAAAAACTTGGCCATGTCGATTCGATATGACGCTGCGCGCGGAACGATTCTTCTGTGCGATTATTCCCTTGGCGGGTTTCGCGAGCCGGAAATGGTCAAGAGGCGGCCGGCGATTGTCGTTTCGCCAAGACTGCCGCGTCGAGACGGGCTTTGCGCCGTCGTGCCGCTGTCGGGAACGGAGCCGCAGCGCCCGGTCCCTTACGTCGTGCGGCTTGAACTGGATGAAGAGCTTCTGGCGCCATTTCAGCAGCGCGTCTGGTGGGCGAAGTGCGACATGGTGGCGACGGTGAGTTTCGAGCGGCTCGATTTCTTCCGGACGGCGCGTGACCAAACCGGCAAGCGCCAATACCGTCACCCAAAAGTGACGCCCGCCGATTTTGAGCGCGTTCTCGCAGGCGTTCAGGCCGGCCTCGGGCTCCCGATCTTGACTTCCGGGCCGCGCTCCCCAAATGTCTGATTGTTCGCTCGCGGGTTCGCCCGTTGAGCCTCAAGACCCTTCGGGGCGACCCCGCCAAGGCGATAACAAGCCCGGCGGGGTTTCTTTTTGTCCCGCCTTCTTTCGAGAGACACCCTACGGCAATGCTTCGCGCGATCTTTCGATCGCGTTCCAGCGCGCCTGCAATTCATCGCAAAGCTCGGCGATTTCGAGCGTGGCGGCGTCGCGTTGTTCAGGGTTCATCAGCTTGGTCGCCTTCCTGAACCTGGCGCCAATTTTTGACGCGAGCGAGTTGAGGGCGTTGGCTTCCGTCAAGTTCGCCTTCATGTCGCCGGCCATCACCGCCTCAAGGATTTTCTTCTGAATGTCAGAAGCGACCCGAAGGGGTTGTGATTTGATTTCAAAGGTCATTTTGGCTCACCCCACGTCTTCGGCCGACGCTCGTTCCAGTGCAGCGGCCAACAGCCGCCGGATCGCCTCGGGGCGCGATGGCAAGTCGGGTTCTGACTTGCGCCAACGGTCCAAAGCATCAAGGTCCGCGCTTTGCAGGCGCACGCCGATCAAAGTCCCTGTCTCTCTTGAGCGGGGTTTTGGTGATTTCGTGTTATCGCGAACTTGACGGCTCATGCTTTCATGATAACGTCAAATGCGGACAAGGCAAAGAGGCTGCCACCTCCCGCCATGTCCTGACCAAGGCAACCTGAGTAGGAGGTCGCGATGGCTGCGCCAGCGCATAGCATAAACACGCCCAAAATTCCCCCCGTCTCCCGCCGCGCTGCGCTGCTTGGCGTCGCCGCCACGGGCTTGTCGCCGGCTCTCGCGCTTCCGGCGCGTGCTGCAGAAAGCCCGTTCGAATCGGCCTATGCCGAGTTCCGCCGGCTGGAAGCCGTTCTCGACGCCGCATGGGAGGCGGAGATTGCGGCGCTGGACGCGCCGGGCGAATACGGGCTGGCCGAGGCCGAGGCGGAGCGGCGGAAGGCCGAAGCCGACGCCTTGAAGCAAGCGAAAATCATCGTCGGGATGGAACCCAAGACCTTGCGGGAATTCGCGATTCAGGCGGCAGCGGTCGTCTTTATCGGCGAGGGTTTCGAGGGTTTTGCCGAGCGGCTGGTTCATCTCGCCATGCTTTCCCGTTCCGATTTTTGCATACTCACGAAGCTCGACAGCGACGCGCTGAAGAATCGCACGCGTCGCGGTCAGCTTCCCGACTTCGGCCGCGAACGGCGCTGGGGCTCCTACACGGCGTTTGACGCGCTGCTGACGGTTCTGACTGACGAGCTTGCTGAAAACTTCCTTCACGCCAATCTCGTCGCGGCGAGCGGTTTGGTTTCGGCGGCGGCGGGCGCCATCCGCGCCCGCATCGCGGAGATCGCCCGCACCGGGGACGACCTCGCCAATGGCATCGGGGGAAATGAACTCCTCGTCGCCCTCGTCGAATATCCATTCGGCCATGATCGCGTCGTGCACGTTGGCACGCTCGCCGAGATCACGGTGTCGCTCGGAAAAGCGAGCGAGCCGATCATTCGCATGGTGATGATGAACGCGAGCCGCGCCGCCGCGGTGATGGTGATGCGCGCGACCCGCGAGAACGTCGCGCTTGGCGACGATTGGGTTTCCTGAAATGCGCGCCCCCGCCGGCATCGTTCAGCGCATTCGCGACGCCCTCGGCGTCTCGCGCCAGCGGGCGCGGGCGCTGACCCGCAGCATGGGCTTCGACGGCGCGGCGGGCGGCCGCCGGCTGCGAAATCAAGGCACGCTCGACCTTCCCCTTGCCTCGCAGGTCGCTGCCCGGCAGACGCTGGCGCGCCGCGCGCGGTATCTCGAAGCCAATAACGGGTATGCGGCGGCCGGCGTCAACGCCTGGGCCTCGGCGCTTGTGGGTTGCGGCATCAAGCCTCAATCCGCTCACCCCGACGCCGCGACGCGCAAGGCGATCAACGAAGCCTTCGATCGATGGACGCGGGAAGCGGACCTCGACGGGCTCGCTGACTTCTTCGGCTTGCAAGACCTCGCCGCCCGACGAATGGTTGTCGACGGCGAAATCTTCGTCGCCTTCGTGCACGACGGGTCCGGCCGGCTCCGCCTCCGCCTCCTCGACGGGGAACAGGTGGCGGGGGCCTATCACACGGAACTTGCGGCCGGATCGCGCATCGTCGCCGGCGTCGAGTTCGACACGGCCGGGCGGCGCATCGCCTATCACGCCTGGAAGCAACGGCCGGGCCTGCCGATCATGCCGAGCCTTGAGCTCATGCGGCTTCCGGCCGAAGACGTTCTTCACGTCTTCAAGGTGACGACGCCGGGACAGGTGCGCGGGGTTTCCTGGCTTGCGTCGATCCTGATGCGTCTCGCCGATCTAGACGCGCTCAACGACGCGCAGATCGTCCGACAAAAGGTCGCGGCCTTGCTCGCCGGCTTTGTCACCGATCCGACCGGCGGCGCCGGCGGCTTCGACGGCGCGGAAGATGGGCGCGGCAATCTCGACGGCGGGCTTGAGCCCGGCACGCTGAAAGTTCTCCCGCCCGGCGCGGACATCAAGTTCAGCGATCCGGCGAAGATCGGCCAGGAGGCTGTGGAATTCATCAAGGTGACGGCGAAGGAAGTCGCGGCCGGCCTTGGCGTTCCCTTCGAGGAACTGACCGGCGATCGGTCGGAAGGCAACTATTCTTCGATGCGCGACGGCAAGCTCGACTTCCGGCGCCGCGCTGAGGCGATCCAGCACAGTGTGATCGTCAACCGCTTCTGCGATCCGGTTTGGCGACGTTGGATCGCCACCGAAATCCTCTCCGGCCGGCTCGACGCTCCCGGCTTCGAACGCGACCCGGAACCGTGGTTCGCCGTGAACTGGCTTCCGCCGAAGAATGATTGGGTCGACCCGCTGAAAGACGCGCAGGCGGAAATTCTCGCCATCAACGCGGGCCTCATGTCGCGCCGGCAGGCCGTCGCCGCCCGAGGCTACGACCTCGAAAAACTTGACGCCGAGATCGCGCAGGACCGCGCCGACGCCGCCGCGCTCGGGCTGGACTTCAACCGGCCGCCGCCCGCGCCGGCGGCGGCGCCTGCGCAGGGAGCCGAGGCATGAACCAGCCTCTTCCGATCCTCACCCGCGCCGCGCCGCTCGCGCCGGCCTCATGGAACCCGCAAGACCGCTCTTTCGAGGTTGTCTTTGCGACCGAAGCGCCGGTTTCCCGCCGCGACGCGCGCGGGCCCTATTTCGAAGTGCTGTCGATTGCCGGAATGGAAGCCAGCTCTCCGGCCCTTCCGGTCCTCGACAGCCATGCTCGCGGGAGCCTGTCCTCGCAGATCGGGAGCGCCAGCAACGTCCGCGTTGTCGGCGGGGAAGCTCTCGCGGCGGTGCGGCTCTCGCGAGCAAACCCGATTGCGGATCGCGTTGCGATCGATCTGGACGCTGGACAGACGTTCGGCGTCTCGACCGGCTACATCATTCACCAGGCGAAGGAAACGCAGCGCGATGGCGCGCGATACCTCACGGCGACACGCTGGACGGTCGTCGAAATCAGCCTGGTCCCAGTCCCCGCCGACGCGCGAACCGGCATTCGGAGTCAGTTCATGCCCGTCAAAACGCAGGCCGCCACGCCTGAAAACAACCAGCCGGCCGCCGTGGAACGGGCCGCCGCCGCTTCGATGCCGACCCCGGCGCCGACCCCCGAGGCCCGCGTCGCGGATCGCGCCGCGGTGAACGCCGAAATCCGCAGCATCGCCCGCGTCGCCTCGCTCGACCAAACGTGGATCGATGCGCAGATCGACGGCGGCGCCAGTGTCGAAGCGGCGCGCACCGCCGCCTTCGAGGTTATGCGCAACCGGACGCAGCCGGCCGGCGAACTGCGGACGCAGGCGATCGTCGGGACCGACTTCAACGATCCCGAGGCCCGAGCCCGCGCCATCGGCGAAGCGCTCTTCACCCGAACGCACCCGTCGCACCAGCCGAGCGAAGCGGCCCGGCAGTTCGTCGGCATGAGCATTCCCGAAATCGCACGCGACTGCCTCCGAACACGCGGCATCGCGACGACGGGCATGGCGACGGGGGCGGATCATCGAACGAGCTCTGCAAAGCACGTCGGATTTCCCGCTGTTGCTCGCGGATACGGTCAACCGGACGATGCGACAGGCCTACGATGCCGCGCCGGCTGGCGTCCGCCGCCTGGGGCGGCAGACGACGGCCAAGGACTTCCGGACGAAGCATCGCATTCAGTTTTCGACGGCGCCGACGCTGGAGCCCGTGAACGAAGCGGGCGAGTTCAAATCCGGCGCGATGGCGGAGGCGCAGGAATCCTACGCCGTCTCGACCTTCGGCCGGATCGTCGGCTTCACCCGACAGAGCATGGTGAATGACGACCTCGGCGCCTTCACCGACATCATGCGCCGACTCGGGCAAGCATCGGCCGCCTTTGAGGCGAACTTCCTCGCCGAAATGGTCGTCGCCAATCCCAAAATGAGCGACAGCAAGGCGCTGTTCCATGGGGATCACGGAAACGTCGCGGCGCAGGTCGGCCCGATCAGCGTCGAGACGCTTTCGGCCGCCCGGCAGGCGATGCGCCTGCAGAAAGGCTTGCTCGGCGAGCTCATCGCCGTCACGCCGAAATACATCCTTGTCGGCGCCGATCGCGAGACGGAAGCGGAGAAGGCGGTTTCTGGGATCACCCCGGTTGTCTCGCAGGAAGTGAACCCCTTCCAGAACAAGTTGGAAGTCGTGGTCGACCCGCGCATTTCCGGCGCCTGGTATCTCGTCGCCGATCCCGCCGAAATCGACGGCCTCGAATACGCCTATCTCGAAGGTGCGGCCGGCCCGCAGATCACCCACGAGGTCGGCTTCGACGTCGATGGCGTGCGCTTCCGGGTTCGTCTCGACTTCGGCGCCGGCTTTGTAGACTGGCGCGGCTGGCACCGCAACGCGGGGGCCTGAACATGAACCTGGACGCGCTCAAGGCACGGCTGAACGATCTGCTTTCCCTTCGCTTCAGTGGCGAAAGCGAAATCCTGACACGCACGCTCGATGCCGAAGAGCGCGTCCGGTTCAAATCCGATTCCGAATTGTCGGCGGCCATCGCGGATTGCGAGCGCCGCATCGCTCAACTTGAGGGCGGCCGCATCAAGACGGTGCGGATCGTCACCTCGAAAGGATTTTGACCATGAAAAACCACGTCCAGAAAGGCGACGTGATCACCGTCACCACGCCCGCCGGCGGCGCGCTCTCCGGCGATCCCGTCCAGATCGGCGCCTTGTTCGGCGTCGCCGCCTACAGCGCGCCGGAAGGCGCTCCGCTCGAAATCGCGATGGAAGGCGTCTTCGACCTGCCTAAGGCCGCTGGCGTCGCCCTTGGCGCCGGCGACCGGGCCTATTTCGATCCGGCGACGAAGGCGCTCGGCGCGCAGGCGGAAGGCCTCGCCTGGGTCGGCGTCGTCACCCAGGGCGCGCAGGCGGGCGGGTCGACCGTCCGGGTTCGACTGAACGAAGTCGCGATCGTCTGAAATCGAGGGGGCAAGCATGACGGCGCCGGCCGCCCGTCGAACAGCGACAAAGAGGATCGGGGCCCCCAAGATCGACCATGCCCGTCAATCCTCCGAGGCGGCCAACGAATTCTGAGTTGAAGCGATATGACGCAACCTCGGCCCCACGCGCAGATTCAACCCCGGCTTCTTCGCCGGGAGCGCGCGGCCGTCTACCTCGACATGTCGCCGACGACCTTCGACAAGCTCGTAAGGGACGGCCTTTTGCCGGCGCCCAAGCGCCTTCATTCCATGAAATTCTGGGACAAGGTCGACCTGGACCAATGCGCCGATATGCTCCCATACGAGGGCGCAGCGCTGAACCGCCCCGGGTTTGCCGGAGGCTCCAACTCCTGAGAAGGTGGAGCCATCATGGG